GCCGCGTTCCCTAATGGCGACCATGATGACTTGGTTGACTCGGCGTCACAGGCTCTTTTGAGGTTCAGGCAGGGCGGATTCATCCCAATCGACTCGGATGAGCCTGAAGAGACGATTTATTTTCGCGGTCGCAAAGATCGCTTCTATACCGTTTAAGGACGCATCATGGCAATGGAAAAAGGTTTGTACGCAGCGCCTCTTGGTCTTGAAGAAGATGTTGCCCCGCCGATTGAGATTGAAATTGAAGACCCCGAATCGGTTTCTATCAACATTGGCGACCTTGAGATTGACTTCGAGCCCGCAGAAGAAGGCCCAGAAGATTTCAATGCCAACCTTGCCGATTACATGGATGAGACGGAACTCAACTCCCTTGGCTCTGAGTTGGTCGATGATTTTGAAAAAGACCTGCGCGACCGCAAGGATTGGGTGCAAACATACATCGAGGGCCTGAAGCTTCTGGGCCTCAAGTATGAGGAGCGCACTGAACCCTGGAATGGAGCCTGCGGTGTTTTCCACCCCATGCTCACCGAGAGCGTTGTCCGCTTCCAAGCCGAAGGCATCACCGAGACATTCCCCGCCGCAGGACCAGTCAAGACTGTGATCATCGGCAAAGAAACGCCGGAAAAGAAAGAGTCGGCGCAGCGCGTTCAGGCGGACATGAACTACCAGTTGACGGAAGTCATGTCCGAGTACCGCCCCGAGCATGAAAAGATGCTCTGGAATCTGCCAATCACCGGCTCCGCCTTCAAGAAGGTGTACTACGACCCGAGCCTTGGCCGCCAAGTATCCGTCTTTATCCCAGCAGAGGATATTGTTGTGCCCTACGGCGCATCAAGCATTGAGCGAGCAGAGCGGGTCACGCATGTCATGCGCAAGACCAAAAATGAACTGCTCAAGCTTCAAGAGGCTGGCTTTTACCGCGATGTCGATCTCGGTGAACCAACAGGAGAGCTTGACGACATTGAGAAGCAAAAAGCTGAAGAGCAAGGCATGTCGGCAATCCAAGATGAGCGTTTCCGAATCTTGGAGATAAACGTTGACTTGGACCTCAAGGGCTTTGAAGACAAAAACAAAAAGGGTGAGATGACGGGGATTGCCCTGCCATATGTCGTGACGGTTGAAAAGGGAACTGGTAAAGTTCTCGCGGTACGGCGGAACTGGTATGACGGCGACAAACTCCACCTCAAGCGACAGCATTTTGTCCACTATCAATACATCCCAGGGTTTGGGTTCTACGGGTACGGCCTTATCCATCTCATTGGTGGTTACGCTAAGTCCGCTACCATGCTCATCCGCCAATTGGTTGATGCAGGCACTTTGTCGAATCTCCCCGGAGGACTTAAATCACGGGGCCTTCGGATTAAGGGTGATGACACTCCAATTGCCCCAGGAGAGTTCCGGGACGTAGACGTACCCTCTGGCTCGATCCGCGACAACATTCTTCCACTCCCGTACAAGGAGCCGAGCCAAACCCTCTACACGCTGTTCCAACAGATTGTCCAAGAGGGCCGCGCCTTTGCATCGAGCGGCGACATGAATGTCAGCGACATGTCGGCCAACGCCCCGGTCGGCACGACACTGGCCCTGCTTGAGCGGCAACTCAAGGTCATGGGCGCAGTCCAGTCGCGTATGCACTTCAGCATGAAGCAGGAGTTCAAACTCCTCAAGACCATCATTGCTGACTATGCGCCGGAGGAGTACTCGTACGAGCCCGAAGAGGGCAGCCCAACAGCCCGTAGGTCAGACTACGACAATGTCGATGTCATCCCGGTCAGTGACCCCAACGCCTCCACCATGGCGCAGAAGGTTGTCCAGTACCAAGCAGCCCTGCAATTGGCGCAGACCGCACCACAGTTGTACGACATGCCCCTTCTGCACCGCCAAATGTTGGAGGTGCTTGGCATCAAGAATGCCAACAAACTCGTCCCAATTGAAGATGACGCAGAGCCGGTTGACCCCGTCCAAGAAAACATGAACCTGCTGACACAAAAGCCGGTCAAAGCCTTCTTGGAGCAGAACCATCAGGCTCACATTCAGGCTCACATGTCAGCCATGCAGAGCCCGAAGATTCAGCAGCTTCTTCAAATGAACCCGGCAGCGCAAATGATTGTGGCCTCCACCATGGCCCACATCAACGAGCACCTTGCGTTTCAGTACCGAATTGAGGTTGAGCAAGCCATGGGTATGCCTCTTCCGCCGATGCAAGAAAGGGGCGACGATAAACAAAATATCCCACCCCAACTCGCAGATCAAGTGGCCATGCTTGCAGCCCAAGCAAGCCAGCAGCTTTTGCAGCGCGAGCAGCAAGGAATGGCTCAACAACAGGCGCAACAACAAATGCAAGACCCGGTGGTTCAAATGCAAATGCAAGAGCTTCAATTGAAGATGAAAGACCTTGAACTCAAAGCGCAAAAGCAAGCCACAGACGCAGCCGCAAAAGACGCGCAACTTCGCATCGAAGAATCGCGCATTGCGGCACAAAAAGAAATTGCAGCTATGCAAGTCGCGGCAAATGCAGCCGCTGCAAAAGACAAGCTTCATAAGGGCATGGAGCTTGAGGGCGCTCGACTTGGTGTGCAAATCGCCAAAGACCGAGCAATGACGAACAAACCAAAACCAACCAGGAGTCAGAATTGAGTGATGCCATCCATGCCTTGGCGCATGTGCAAAAAGAAATTGAAAAGTACCGGCAGGAGCAAGTGTCCTTTCTTGCAGCCAGCCGTGCCGATTCGTACGACGAGTACAAGAAAATCTGCGGAGTGATCCGGGGTCTTAACTACGCAGATCATGTGATTGATGACCTCGTGCAAAGGATAAAGAATGATTGATTACGATGTGGCCGCAGTGGACCTATCCGGCATTTTGAATAAAAGTGCAGAGGAAAAAGCCAAGCAGCTTCCTGACCCAAAGACATACCACATGCTTTGTGTGGTGCCCGAGGCGATAGCAGAGTATGAGGATAGCGAAATTCTCAAAGCCGCCCAAACCATGCACTACGAGGAGGTTCTGACCCCCGTACTGTTTGTGATCAAGCTTGGGCCTGACTGCTTCAAGGATAAGACTCGATTCCCAAGTGGGCCGTCGTGCAAGGAGGGTGACTTCGTCATCGTCCGACCCAATTCAGGCACCCGCCTGAAGATTCATGGCCGAGAGTTCCGCATCATCAATGATGAGTCGGTCGAGGCTATTGTTCAGGACCCGCGTGGCATTTCGCGTGCATCGTAAGGAGCGATAGATGGCAAACAAATTTGACGATGAAGATTTCAAGTTCCCTCATGAGAAATCTGAGGACGAGAAAGCCGAGAAGGAATCTCCTGAGATTGAGCTTGAGATTGAAGATGACACCCCGCCGGAAGATCGAGGCCGCAAGACAGCCCCTCCTCCACAAGACCCGACTGACGAAGAACTGTCGTCTTACAGCCGAGAGGCCCAAGACAGACTGAGGAAGTTCACTCGTGGGTATCACGACGAACGCCGAGCAAAAGAAGCAGCAGAGCGCGAGCGTCTGGCCGCAGAAGACTTTGCCCGCAAGGTCTACGAAGAGAACCGTCGCTTGAAAGAGCAACTGAAGTTTGGCAGCGAAGCTTTCATTGAAACCTCAAAGACGGCAGCGCAAACCGAGCTTGATGTTGCCAAGAAAAAACTCAAAGATGCTTTTGAGGCAGGTGATTCAGATGCTCTCGTGGCCGCCCAGGAGCAGGTGTCAAAGGCAACCCTCAAAATAGACCGGGCACAAACCATGCGCCCTGTCACCATTGAGGATTCTGAAGAGTTCAAGCCCGCCCCAAGGCAGCCGGATGTCGCACCAAAAACCAAACGATGGTTGGAAAAAAATGGCGATTGGTTTGGGGTTGACGATGAAATGACTCTTTCTGCTATGGGGCTTGACAAAAAACTTCAAAAGAAATATGGTGCTGAATATGTTGGTACGGACGAGTACTTCCAGACTGTTGACCGCACCATGCGAAAAAGATTTCCTGAGTACTTTGAAACTCAGAGCCATGAGGACAGTGACGATCCTTCAAGCAATTCGTCAACTCCGGCAGAGGATGAACCTCCGCGCCGTGCAAAACCAAGTACTCCAGTGGCCCCGGCTACTCGCAGTACCCCGCCAAGTCGCGTCAAGCTGAAGGCGTCTCAAGTTTCGTTGGCTCGAAAGCTTGGGATTACCCCAGAGCAGTACGCCAAACAGGTTGCTTTACTTAACAGAGGTGAATGATGGATCAACAAGCTCAAACTGATGCGCCCGTGCGTCAAAACCGTACACCCCGCGTGATGGAGTCGCGTGAAAAAAACATGCGAGTTCAGGCGTGGCGCAATCCAGAGACGCTTCCTTCTCCTGACGACCGTCCGGGCTGGAAACATCGTTGGATTCGACTGAGCATCATGGGTTCTGACGATCCCAAAAACATCTCCAGCAAGTTGCGCGAAGGATATGAACCCTGCAAAGCAGAGGAGTATCCGGAGTTGATGTTGCCTGCCGTTGACAGTGGCCGCTTCAAGGGCGGCATTGAAATCGGCGGCTTGTTGCTTTGCCGTATTCCAGAAGAGTTTTTGCAGCAGCGGATGCAGCATTTCGATGCCAAAAACAAAGCTCAAATGGAGTCGGTGGACAGCGCCTACCTTAGTGAAAATGACCGACGGATGGAAAAGTTCTCTGAACGCAAAACCCAGGTCACTTTCGGTTCCCGCTCTTAAATCAAGGAGTCTTTCATGGCTTTTCCCACCGTTGACCGTCCTTACGGTCTAAAGCCGCTCAATCTGTATGGTGGTACACCCTTTGCAGGTGCTACTCGCCAATATCGGATTGCTTCGGCGTACAACACAAGCATCTTCTATGGTGACCCCATCGAGATGATTAACGATGGCACGATTATCAAATCTGCTATCACTACCGCCCGTGCAACTGTGACCACATCACAGATCATTGGTGTTTTCTTGGGCTGCTCTTACGTTAACGCGCAAGGTCAGACCATTTTTGCTCAGTACTTCCCAGCAAATACCACAGCCCCTACAGGTACATACATCACCGCTTATGTGTGTAATGACCCTGACACCCTGTTCAAAGCTGTGATTGCTACTGGTGCTACTGCCAACGATACTACTTCTGGCTTGTTGCCTTCCTCTACTACTGAATTTAC